CCACCGGGATGTTGGTTCTTAGACGCAAAGGAAGAATATTTATATCTGGCAATTCTGGCAAAACCTCAGCTGCAGCTATGGAAATAGGTCTTTACAAACCTATATTTCTGTTTAAAAAGTATGGTATTAAGGAAACACGCTGGGTAGTTGTAAGAAACTGTTTTGATGATAAAACGGAAATATTAACAGAAAAACGTGGTTGGGTGCTATTTAAAGATCTAAAAAAAGATGATAAAGTTGCTTCTAATGTAAATGGGAAAACAGAATATGTTAATCCAACATATTATTATCAAGCACCTTATAATGGCGAAATGATAGGGATAAAATCACAGAATATAGATTTATTAGTTACCCCCAACCATCATTTATGGGTTTCAAAAAGAAAAACAAGAAAAAAGATATGGAATGATTATGAACAAATAAAAGCAGAAGATATTTATGGAATAGGTGAATTAAACAGAATGAGTTCTATTGGTAAATGGGATGGCGGTAAGAAAACATTTAAAAAGGCATATTTTGAATTTTTAGGTTTCTGGTTTGCTGAAGGGTATGCCGGAATATATAAGAGAAAAAATTCGAATGGTTATCATTATAGACTTTCTGTTATTCAAAATAAACGAAAAGATATGTATGTAGAGAAGTTATTAGCGAAAAATGGTTTTAAATTCTCAATTTGCAAAAAAGCAAGCACAGGGAATGCATATAATTATTCTTTTAGTATAGAGAGCAATAGCATTAAAGAATTAATATCCGAATTATCTGGATATGGCAAAGCAAAAACAAAATATTTGCCGCATTATATTAAAAATGCACCGGCAACATATTTAAGAGCATTTTTAAAAGGATACCAGGAAGGCGATGGAAGTTTTAAAAATGGACATCCTAATAAATGCGATATTTTATTTACTGCATCAAGACAACTTGCTGATGATTTACAAGAAATAATATTTAAATCTGGCAAATGTTCTGTTATAAACTTATTAAAAACAGGAAATGATATTCGCGGTTATACTATTACCATAAGAACAAAACATAGGTCTTATCCAATAATGCTAAAACAGCATTGGTCAAAACAAGATTATAACGGGAAAGTCTATTGTATTGAAGTACCTTCTCATGTCATTTATGTTAGAAGAAATGGAACATGTGTATGGTCTATGCAGAGCTATATCGAATTAACTGATACAACTTTGCGTACAGTCAGGGAATGGTTCCCCGGGGCAGAATATTTTGAGAAATCGAAGTATGGAAGCAAAGTAATGTTTATTGAGCACCCGAAGTATGGCATAAGAACAGAACTGTTATTCAGATCCTGCGATAATCCAGACGATGTTAAGAAGTTTAAATCATTAGAATTAACAGGTTACTGGATAGATGAGAGTATAGAAGTAGATGAAAATATAAAGAAGATGTTAAAAAACAGATTGGGCAGGTTTCCAAAGAAATGTCCAGTCAGGTTTGGCATTGAAACAACGAATCCCCCAGATGTAGAACACCCTACATATTCACAATTCCAATGGAATGTTCCTCCACCCGGGCCTAAACCAAAAATAGAACCGCTGGTCGGGCATTACGGGTTTTGGCAACCACCCTATGAAAATGCAGAAAATCTAAGACCCGGTTATTACGATGATTTGAGAAATGACTACAAAGATGACCCAGACTGGGCAGATATGTATATAGATGGAAAACCAGGTATTATTATCAAGGGTAAGCTTATTTATAACAATTATAGGAGAGATATACACGAATCAAAAAAATCGTTAGTATGGAAGGGTGGTAGGTTAATAAGGGGATGGGATAATTCCGGGAACATACCGGCAGCTGTTGTGTTGCAGACTCCGACAGAAGAAAATCGAACCAGTTATGATTCAGTACAGGTTTTAAGGGAATTCACTACAGACAGAGAAAATATAGAAGATTTTGCAAAAAGGGTAGTTATGGTATGTAATAGTTTATACCCAAACGCAAAATATCTTGATTTCGGGGATCCGGCCGGTGATAATCAATACAGTAAAGGGGGAGGAGGATTTACCAGCAATTCACAAATAATGCTCGAAGGGTGTGGCGTGAATGTATATCCTTCCGAACAAAACTTAACAATGAGGATAACTTCTGTTGAAAACTTATTGAAAAGAATAGATGGGCTTTTAATCGACCCTAGTTGCGTAAGGCTATTAAATGGATTTCTCGGAGGTTATAATTATCCAAAGATCGGTAGCACAGAATGGTATTCTGATAAACCTGCTAAAAACAGGTTTTCACATTGTCTTGTTGGGGAAACTTTAGTATCTACTCCATTCGGCAAAAAAAGAATTGATAAAATAAAAGTAGGGAATATTGTCAATACACATAAAGGACCGAAAATAGTAACAGCAACTATGAATAGTATATCAAATCAACTGGTAAAAATTAGTATTGATGATGGAAACTCTTTGACTTGTACCAACAATCATCCCATTGCTAAAGATTATAATTGCTTTTCTCGTGCCGATGCATTACATTATGGTAATGGCATAATAGGAGAGAAATTCTTATGGGACGACCTGCAAAACACAGAATACAAGAATTCAACGGTATTAAGTTTTATTGGAAACCTAATGGATATTACAAAGCAGATTGGAGAAAAGATAAAGGCATTTACATGCATGTTGCTGTTTGGCAATTCTATAAAGGAGAGATTCCAAAAGGTTATCACATACATCACAAAAATCATAACAAGTCAGATAATAGAATTAAAAATCTCGAATTATTATCTATATCAAAACACCAATCCTATCATGGTAAAACAAGAATATTGTTCTATCCGGATGCTGTCAGAAGACACATGGAAAAAATCAGACCATTGGCAACAGCGTGGCATCGTACAGAAGAAGGACGAATATCAAGCAAGAAAGCAGCAAAGGCAATGTGGAAAAAAGCAGAGAAGGAAGATAGGAAATGCACTGTCTGCGGTAAACAATACGAAGGTATTAGAAATTTTGGAAGGAAAAATTTCTGTTCTTCTTCCTGCCAGCAAAAAAATCGTAGGGATTCTGGTTTGGATAATGAAGAAAGAATATGCATATATTGTAAAAAACCTTTTCAAACTTCAAAATACTCCAAAACAACCTCATGTTCAAAATATTGTGCCCAAAAATTCCGATTCAGTAAAAGTATATGATCTAACAGTAGAAGATTCCCATACATTCTATGCAAATGGAATATTGGTTGGCAATTGTCACGATGCTTTACAATACGCTATTGTGCGTATATTCCAAAGTATAGATGATAATGATGATGATTGGGATGAAGACGAATATGATATTACGAGAGATACGGGCAGGAGTAAAGTAACCGGTTATTGATAAAGGGTAAAGAAATGGCTGAAAACGATAAAACAACGCTCGAAAAATATGTGAATTCACAAAATATAACGGAATTTCTCGATACAACAAAGTTAAACGAAATAAGTCAATGGGTATCGGATGAATATTCAGTTGATTTACAAAGCCGTGAAGATTGGGAAAAAGAATATTACAAAGGAAAAAAACTTGCATTAATGGTAGAAGAAGCAAAAACATTTCCATTTGAGGGCGCTTCAAATGTTAAATTTCCTTTGATAATCCAAGCGGTGTTAAATTTTTCTGCTAGAGCATATCCTAACTTAATAAAAAACAGAGATGTTGTTAAATGTAAAGTTATCGGTGAAGACCCGGAAGGTGAGAAAAAGGCAAGGGGTATTCGTATAGCAGAACATATGAATTATCAGTTATTCGATCAGATTGATGATTGGGAAGAGAACACTGATAAAGTATTGTCATGTATAGCGTTGTATGGTGTTTATTTTAAAAAAACGTGGTTTAGTTTTGAGAAAAGAATTAATGTATCAAAAGCTATTGACCCGATAAGAGTTGTTATTAATTATCATGCTAAAAGTTTAGAAGATGCACCAAGAATTACTCATGTTTACACACTATTGCCTAATGAAATCGAAGAACGAATAAGAAGTGGCATGTTCGTTAAATTTGATTATGAGTCGACAAAACAGGAAGTAGATGATGAAGTAAATCTTGATTATCCGAAAGATGATAGAGGGTATAAACGTGCTAATAATCCAAACGACCTTGATAGCCCGGTTACTTTTCTTGAACAGCATAGATGGTTGGATTTAGATAATGATGGATATAAAGAACCATATGTTGTTACTATGCATCACGCAACAAAAGAAATCGTGAGAATAGTTGCGCGATTTGATATTGATGGAATAAAAGTAAATCCAGATACAAATGAGATAATGAAAATTGAACCGGTACAGTATTTCACTAGATTTATATTTCTCCAAGCGCTTGATGGCGGTATATATGGGATGGGCTTTAGTAAACTATTATACCACATGAACGAAATAATCAATACATCTGTCAATCAAATGTTTGACGCTTCAACAGACCAAATAACTGGCGGTGGGTTTATTACGCAAGGAGTTGAAGTTGGCAAAGGACATGAAGGTGGGCGAATTTACTTTAAGTTTGGTGAATATAAGATGGTCAAGTCGAAAGGCGATGATTTAAGAAAAAACATACTTCCGAGAGAAACAGCAAAACCTTCGCTTGTTCATATTAAATTACTCGAATTAATGCTTAAAGCTAGCGAAAAACTAGGATCTAATATTGAGTTGTTAAGCGGAAAACAAACTGGCTCAAATATTCCCGCAGCGACAACACTTGCTTTAATCGAGCAAGGGTTACAGATGTTTACTGCAATTTATAAGAGAATATACCGAGGATTTAAGTCCGAATTTAGAAAATTATATAGATTAAATAGACTTTATTTGGATGAAACGGAATATTACACCGTATTAGACAATGAAAGAGCAATAGCAAAAGAAGATTATGAAGACAAATCATTGGATGTTGTGCCAGTAAGTGATCCGAACAATATAACGAATGTCCAGAAAATAATGGTAGCGCAAGAACTTATGCAACTTAAGGGAACAGGTCTTAACGATAAGGAAATCACAAGAAGGTATCTTGAAGCATTAAATATACCGGATATAGATGATTTGGGTGTTGAAGAAATGAAAATACCCCAAGATCCAGAGGCAGCGTCAGATGTGTATAAGAGACAGCAATTGAAGAAGCCAAGTTAAACCTTGAAAAAAGAAAGTTGGATATTAACGAGAAAAAACTAAAAATAGATGAACTTCAAACTAAATTTGAGATATTAAAAACAAAAGCAGAAACAACAAAAACTAAAGCCGAGGCACTTAAAGCGGTAGCGGAAGCAGAAGCAGAAGAAGCAGGTCCGCAAATGGAAGAATATAAAAAAACAATTGCAGAACTAGAAGGGCAAAGAAACGAAATGAATGACCTTCTAAACGAACAGACAGATTTGATAGAAGGCGGAATAAATGAAAAACGTAGACTCGGGGCATCAAAAGAATTGGCTGGCCCACCCGGTAACGCAGGAATTCCTACTGCAAGCAAATAAATTAATGCAGGATATTAGAAATGAGATAGGAGAAGGCGTTTGTTTGGATAGAAGTAGCGTTGACAATACAGCTATTAACTATACTTCTGATGTTTCAAGAGCTGAAGGAATAGAAGAATTGATAAAATACGCAACAAATATTAAAGAAGAAACAGAAGAAAAATAAAAAACAATGGACAAAAACAAAAAAATTGATATATTACATATTGAAACTGAAATAAAGAGATATATTAATGAGTGGAAGTTGACAAAAAAAACAGGCTCATTATCGTTTGATATTAATTTTTTATTAGGGGGCATTAGAGATGTCAACGTGAAGTATAATGTAAAAATTAAATAAACGATACCTAGGGATACTTTTCACAGAAAAAGAAAAATTGATTCTAAAGCTCGTATTTTGCAAATAGTTTGCATTAATACGAGTTTTTTTATTAAACAGAAGGAGATAGGAATGGTAAGGCTAGAGCTTTTAGGATGGAGAATACTTATAGAGCCTGATAAGACACAGGATATGGAACAGATGGCAGTAGTCAAAGGAAAAGTGGTTTCGATTGGCCCGACAGCATTTGGAAAAGAAAGAGACAAATCAACACTAAAAGAAGGAGATACAGTTCATTTCGCAAAGTATTCTGGGTCTATTGTCAAATTGAACAATATAGAATACAGAATAGTCAATGACGAAGATTTGCTGGGAATAGAAAGAGAGGAATAAGATGGGAGATGAAGAGAAAACCAGTACCGGTGGGAATAGCATCGAAATGGGTTCAGATTATAATATACCGAGTTCCGATGAGAACGCAACTGGAGAAGTAGAGAACAAAACACCTGAAAAACAAAGTATAGAAACAATAACGCCAGAGGCAAGAGCGGAGATCGAAACTGCACATACACTAAAAATTGCAAAAACAATGGGGTATAAAACAAAGGAAGAACTTGGCACTGATGCAGAAAGCAGGGAATTTCTTGACCCACTTAAATATATAACAAATGCTCAGGAGGTAACGAGAACAAAAGGCGATACAATTATAAAACTTGGGACAAAAATAGATAATCTCGAAAATTTAATAACGGAACAAAATAAACATCAGGGCGCAATAGTAAAAGCGCGTGTAGACAGAAGACTTGCTGAATTAAAAGAAGACAAGGACAAAGCCATTACAGAAGGTGATACCGCTGGTGTTGCCGCAGTTGAAAAGGAAATGGAGGATATAAGCAAAGAAGTGCTTCCCGAGAATAAGGAAGAAGAAAAGACAGAAAACAAAGAACAGGAAGCGGCTGAAAATAAAATAATGGCCAATTGGCAAAAAGATAATTCATGGTTTGGGGAAGATACTGAATTAACATCAATGGCTAAAAGCATAGCGCAAGAATTTGCTGATTCTGTGCCACTTGAAAATATACTGGATGTTATAGATGCAAAATTGAATAGGTTTGTAAGCACTGCCAAAACGACACAAAAAGAATTAGAAACAAAAACAGCTAGATCTTCGTTGGTTGATGATGGGGATTTTTCAGGCAAAAAAACATCTACATTTAATGATTTAACATATGACCAAAAAAAGGTGTATGAAAGTTTTGAAAAAGCTGATCCTCATTTTAATGGAGAAAATTGGATAAAAGAATTAGACGAGATTGGAGAATTAGGATAATGAAAAATAATAAAAATGAATTTGATATAATGGCTGATGATATTTCAGGAAAAACAGAAGAAAATACCAAAGAACAAAAAACAAAAAAACTTACTAAACAAAAACCAGAACAAAAAGAAGAAACAAAACCAGAGAAAACAGCGATAAATCCAGAAAAAGAGGAATTGTTGGATGGTAGATACAGAACCGATAGTCCAACAAGAAAAGGTAGAAAAGCAATAGGGGGCAGAAATCCCCTACAATTTGAAAAAAGACCGGGCTTTCACCGCAGAGTGTTTAATGACACAGAAGACAGAATAGCCCAAGCCGAAGAAAGTGGATACAGAATTGTAACAGAGAAAACTAAAGGTGGCGATGATAGAGCTGGTGCAGATTCACAGCAAGCGACACCTGTTGTACGGTCTGTTGGCGCTGGAATGAAAGGCGTATTAATGGAAGAACCGGAAGAGTTCTATAACGAAGACCAGAGAAAAAAGCAGGAACAAGTTGATATTGGTGAAGCAGATATACTTAGAACAGGAACTACTCCCGGCCTTATGCAGAAAGGCCAACAGGTTATGGGTGATGGGGCATATGGTGATGGGTTAAAAATTAAACGATAATTTATAAATGGCAATAAGGAGTAAAAATGGCTAATAATGATGCTCCTCATGGGTTTACACCCATTAAGCATTTAAGTGGAGCGCCTTATAGTGGGCAGGCAAATAAATACAATATTGCTTCTGATTATAGCACTGCATTGTATATAGGCGATATTGTTAAACTTGCCGGTTCTGCCGATACCAGAGGTGTGCCAACAATCGAAAGAGCAGCTGCAACCGATTTACCAGTAGGTGTTATTACAGCCTTTGAACCGAAACCGGAATCTGGACTTGACCAGAAGTATAGTCCAGCTGATGAAGTCGGTTATGCTTGGGTTTGCGATGACCCTAATGTAATCATGCGCGCTCAGGAGGATGGTACACTTACCGCAGGTGATATAGGTTTGAACACCAAACCTACGACAACTGCTGGTAGTATCGTAACCGGTATATCTGGCGAAGAACTTGATTATTCCGAAGCCGGTTCAACGAATACCTTGATGTTTAAAATTCTTCGGCTTTATGATGCCGAGGATAATGAAATTGGCGCCGATTCTGAGTGTGAATGTAAGTTCAATGTTCATGCTTATTCAACAGAAACTGGCACAACCGCGACCTAATAGCAATGAAAGGAGTTTATAATGGCTCCCATTTCGACTGGTAGTTTTCCTAAATTGCTATGGCCCGGTATCAAGAATATTTACGGTCTGGCATATAAGGAACATAAGGCAGAATATCCCGATATATATGATTTAACCACATCCGATAAAGCTTTTGAGGAAGTTGTCGGTGTGACAGGTTTTGGTCTTGCACCTGTGAAAACGCAAGCCGGTGCTGTAGCTTATGACACAGCTACCCAAGGTTATACTAAGCGATACACCAATGTTACATATGGTTTAGGATTTATTATAACCATGGAGATGTACGAAGATAATCAGTACGCTCAATTCTCATTGACAAGGGCAACAGCTCTTGCGTTCTCTATGAGACAAACTAAAGAAACAGTTTCCGCCAATGTGCTTAATAGAGGTTTTAACGCTAACTATGCACAGCCTGACGGTAAGGCACTTTTAGCGACCGACCATGTTAAAATCACTGGTGGATCATGGTCAAATGAATTAACTACCCCTGCAGATTTATCCGAAGCAGCTTTGGAACAAGCATGTATTGATATTGGCAAGTTTACAAACGACAGAGGAATGAAAATCGCTGTCCGGCCAATGACTTTGATTGTTCCCGTTGATCAGGAATTTAATGCAGAACGAATCCTGCTTACTACTCTTACTCCCGGTAGCGCCAACAACGCTATTAATGTGATAAGAGCAAGAAACAAGATTCCTAACGGTGTAAAAGTTAATCATTATCTGACCGATACCGATGCCTGGTTCATCAAAACCAATTGTCCTATTGGCATGACTTATCAAGAAAGACGAGCAGATAAGTTTGCTATGGACAATGATTTTGACACCGAAAACGGTAAATACAAAGCAACCGCTCGTTATGCGGTCGGTTGTTCTGATGAACGTGGAATCTTCGGATCGCCGGGCGCCTAAATTTAATAAAGATGCTGGTGGGCGACTTAACCCGGTCGCCTACTGCTTCTTATAAAGGAGTGATGAAATGGGTGATCTCACAAGTTTTCCCAACGGTATATTGAGCATGGGCGTTCCTGTTATTAATTCTTTAGGGATAGGCAATGTATACCATGTTGTTAAATCAACCGAATCATTTTATGGTGATTTCGACAAAAATAGAAAAACGAGATATTCTGACGGTTCTCAAAATCTTCATACGACTATTCAAGCTGCGCTTGATGCTACTGTTGAGTGTCGTAATGATTATGTAGTAGTCTACCCAAGTAATTCAGACTATGATATTACCGCAGCTTTAACTATGAGCAAGAAGTCCGTACATTTGGTTTGTCCGGCAGGATTAGGTTATGAAATAGGAGCGAACAACTCCTGTAGAATCGAACAAACAACTGCTGCCACGGCTATTATTGCTGTTAGTGATGCCGCGGTTGAAATAGCTGGTTTCTACCTAAAACCCTATATCGGAATCGCACACATTACTTTTGCTGCAACATCATATGCACCCAATGTACATCATAATTACATACCGTTGAAGTGGACATCTTCAAACGCAGCCGCTTTCGCAGGATCGGGTGATGCCTGTGCATGGGGTAATATTGAGAAAAACTACTTCATCTCACAATCCGGTAATAGCCAAACATGCGCAGCTATCATAACTATTGGAGCTAGCGCAACTGGTGCGAATGTAAGTTATAATCAGTTCACGATAGGTGACGGTAACACTGCAACAATCTGTATTTCAAATGGTGCTGTTAAGGGTAATACAAACTTTAACATTTTTTCAGAGGCAGGCGGTAGCGGTGCAGTCAACGGTGGAACAATAACCAAGTGTTACACTATTCATGTTTCGGGATGTGCAATCGGAAATCGTGGTGCTGTTAGCACTGGCAAGATGGGTAGTGGCGGAACCACACTTAAATCGTATTCTGAGAACTACGGTGGTTACATAGCTAATACAGGCACTACAAATGGTTCTGTCGAATCATAAAGTAGGTTGAATAAAATGCAGAAATATAGACTCATGGCGGTGTGTATAAAGTGCGGAGGAGATGGAACATATCCACATCGCTATATAGAACTGGACGGGAGCGTGTATTTTGTCGAAGAACCATGCGAATCATGCGAAGGCACAGGCAATTTTTATTTTGGCGATGTTGATGGTGCGCAAGAAATAGACTGGATAAAGAGAAAAATCAATAAAATACTCGTAGAACTGAATATTCCTGATGATGGTGAATAATATATTATATTCCCATAATAATGAGGGTAGGCCAAAAAACCTACCCTTATAGAAAAGAACAGATATGCCTTTATATTCGTATCATTGTAACGAACATGGTAATGAAGATGTATATCAAGGAATGAACGATATACATAAAGCCAATTGTCCTACTTGCGGTGAAGAAATGAAGAGAATATTTTATCCTCTTAATCTTAAATGTGATAAAGCATCGATGGGGAATACAAGGGAAGAATTATTTAATAATCTTGCAATGGATGGGTTTGCACATAAAGATTGGAAGGACCATGATTCTTATTACAAAAAAGCAAAAGGAATACTAGATTAAAGGAGGTTAGTGAAAATGCCAAGCAAAAAAACCGAAAACAAAAAACCGATCCAAAAGAAAAAAATGACAGAAAAAGAAAAAGCAGAAAAAAGAGCGGTCGATTATTGGAAATATAAGAATATATAATAAGAAAGGTTATCAAATGGGAGATAATAACAATAGAAGATTGCCATTCCCGGAAGGAAGAGTTATAACCCCTGAACAGATAAGAGCAGAAAGCTGTATAAAAGAAATTGATATTGTTATGAAAAAGCATAATTGCAGATTGGTTCCACAAGTGACAATGACTGGTGAGGGTGTAGTTTCTGGCACTACTATAATCATACCAAATAAAAAGAAAATAATTGCAAATGGAAACTAACCTTAGAATAGCAATCGGGCTACCAAGTACGGGGAATATACGGATTGAGACAGCAATCTGCATGCAGGCTTTAGTTGCCAAAACAACTGAATATTTCAAGAATAATATTGACATAGCGTTTGTATATGCTGTGGGAAGTTACATCCACGAAAACAGAAAAATTATAGCAATGTGTGCCCAGAAGGAAAAGGCATCACATCTTTTGTATGTCGACACAGACATGACCTTTTCTTCTGATGGACTGATACGTTTACTTGAGCGAAATAAACCAATTGTAGGAACTATATATAATAGGCGTCAATTACCATTAAGTCCAATTATTAATTGTAATCCTGCAAAGATGAAAAAAGATGAGATTTTTGAATGCGAAGGTTTGGGTTTTGGGTTTATGTTAATAGAGAGGCAAGTGTTCGATAAAATAGATCAACCCTGGTTCTTTTACGAAGATGGAGGGGAAGGCAAAAAAATGCTCGGAGAAGACATGTGGTTTTGCAGACAAGCATTATTAAAAGGCATTAAGGTATGGTGTGATCCAACCCTGAAGTTAAATCATATCGGCACAACGGTATATTAAAATGAAAGAAGATACAAAAATCTGTAAAAAATGTAAGATTGAAAAACCATTAAGTGAGTTTTATTTTAGAAAAGATAATAATGGTTATAGAAATGAATGTAAAATATGTTTTATAAAAATTAGAAAAGAATATAGAGAAAAATACCTTTATAAATCAAAAGAAATAGCACATAAAAGTTATTTAAAAAGATATAAAGAAAATCCTGAAAAAATAAAAGCAGAAAGATATAATAACCTTAAAAATTGGAGAGAGAATAACCTAGAGAAAGTTCTTGCTCAAGGTAAAAAATGGAGGGAGGAAAATCCCGAAAAGTCTCGCATTAAATGCCAAAAATGTAGGGAAAAAAATCCTAAAAATTTTAAAATAAGTGCACATAAAAGTTATTTAAAAAATAGATTAAGTTCACAATACAGGTTAAATTGTTCAATAGCGCAAGGATTACGACATTCATTAAATAAAAATAGTGGAAGTAAAAACGATAGACACTGGGAAGGTTTGGTTGGCTTTACAATTAAAGAGTTAAAGAAACACCTTGAAAAACAATTTGCCGAGGGTATGAGTTGGAAGAATTATGGTGATTGGGAAATTGACCATATCATCCCTTTATCAGCACATAATTTTAGCGATGTAAACCACATAGATTTTAAGCGAGCTTGGAGTTTAGATAATTTACAACCAATGTGGAAAATAGAAAATTTGCAAAAAAGTAATAAACTCGAACAATCATTCCAGCCAAGTTTGGCAATATAATAAGGAGGAATTATGACACCTAAAAAAATTACGCTTACTGCCCTTGCCTTAGTCCGTAATGGAATATCTGTAGCTGAAACAATGTCAGGATCAGGGGATATGGCAATTACAGGTGCGTATGCTACAGATGGAGTTGGGATTTTAGATATTCCTCGCCATATAGGCATTTATGCTGCTGGCAATGAATCAGGAAAAACATTTACAGTCTATGGAACTGATCGTAACGGTGCAGTAATATCTGAATCAATCACAGGGCCGAATGCTACGACTGTAAATGGAAGTAAAAATTTTAAAACAGTTACACGGGTAGCTGTAGATGCTGCTACTGCTGGTGATGTAGAAGTAGGTACAACCAATCAATTCGATTCCCAGATAGTTCCTGTCGACAGTTATAAGGACAATATAAGTTACAATGTTAGTCTATCATCTGATAAAGATTTAACTTATGAGTTCGAGTATACATTATCTGATATACTTGCGAGCGGGTTTGTTGAAGCTGATGCAGTATGGTTCTCTGATTTAGGGCCAAAAACTGTTAATTCTGTTTCTGGCTCAATAACACCGTTCAGAGCATGTAGATTGGTAATAACTAATTATGTTGCTGGCACGATTACATGGAATATTGTAACGGCTAGGACTTAATAATGCCTATTCAGCCAAGTCTAGCATTATAAGAATTTAGAGAACTCTCGCAGAACAAGAAAATATCCCCAATACAATATAATAGAGAATACTGAGGTTAATAATGACTACATACATCCCGGGGGAACCTTGGTTTTTATGTGAAATTTGTGGGTTCCGTAGACGAAGAAGCCAAATTAGAAAGAATTGGAAGAATCAGAAAGTATGTGCGGATACCTGTTATGAGCCAAAACACCCGCAGCTCTCAATAAGAGCTGTAAAAGAAACTATAGCTGTAAGGGAAGCACGCCCTGAAGGGGAAGATGTTTATCTCGAACCGGGCGATGTTACGCCAGATAGCCTTTGATGCAGAGAAATTGCCAAGTCTGTCTTTTTAATAAAGGATTATAATATGACTACTTCAGGCTCATATACTTTAACCGCGAACAGGAATTCAATTATTAATGGGGCTTATCGTTTGCTTGGATTTAATGAGAAACATGGAATAATGCCAGCCGACAAAATTATTGATGCGAGTGAAACGCTTAATATGATGGGAAAAGCATGGCAAGCAGAAGGTATAGGGATGTGGTTGAATAAGGATGCCACTTTGTTCCTTCAAACCGATACAGAGAGTTTCACTATTGGGCCTACTGGAAGTCATGCGACACTTACACCGTATAGCACAGAGATTGCCGCAGACGCTGATTCCGGTGCTTCTACCATAACGGTTGATTCTGACGATGATATTACGAATGGCGATTACATAGGAATTGAGCTTGATGATAACAGTTTTCAATGGACAACAGTAAATGGAACACCTTCAAGTGATGTTGTAACACTTACTGATGTATTGACTGGCGATACATCCGAAAACAATTATGTAGTTAATTATACGACCAAAATGCAAAGGCCGCTTGAAATAATAGAGGCTAGAATTCGAAACAGTTCGGATGAAGATGTTGTTTTGGAAATAGTTTCAAGAACTGAATATATGATGTTAACAGATAAGGATTCTGCAGGGATACCAAATACAATCTATTATGATCCACAGTTGACGAATGGAGTTATGTATGTTTGGCAGGTAACGAATGATGTTAATAATAGAATAGTGTTTACTGCTAAATATCCGATTGAAATATATGATGCTTTTGACGATTCAACACCATTTCCTGATGAATGGTTTCTTACTTTGAAATATAATTTAGCTGTATTGATGATGCCTGAATATATAACATCACAAAACCTGTCAATAGCACATATTAATACGCTGACGAATAGAGCTGAAGAGTTAAAGCAAACTGTCCAATCTTTCGATGCTTCTTATACTTCTGCTCAATTTGTGCCTAATATAAGGGGTTTTTGATATGGCCGCTTATTATACGACTGCGAAAATGGTCGATTTAATAGAATTATATGTAAATAAATTCAATGATGAACAAAAAGAAGTATTGAATGCCACCAGACCGTTAATAACTGCTTTATTAAATAGAGGGCAACTTGAAGTAGTTGGTTTGATGGATAGGCGTAATGTTGATATACTTGATGCAAAACAAACAGTAACGGTAGATGGCAGCGGTGCTTATGCTTTAGGGTCTTTGACAAGTGCTGCTTATAATGGAGCTGAGAGTGTAGATGAAGTATTTATAGTAGCAGGGAAATACTGCATATTTAAAGATTTCGATGAATATAAGGATATGGTTAATGCTGATTATACTTTCTCTGCAAATGAACCAGTATGTTATTTCCGGGGCGAAAGTGTTTATGTAGAACCATATGTAGCTTCGACCACACAACTTACTATTTATTACATGAAAACACCGACAACTCATGTTGATGGTTCCGGTACGCCGACAGCATTTAGTCAGCCTGTATTAGAAATAATAATTGTATATACCGCTCATTTGCTTTTTGATTATTTACAAAATCCAACATTATCAGATAAAGTTCTAAACAAAGCATATTCTTTGATGAATGTAATGAATGAAAAACAGATAGTCATAGGTGAAAAAGAGGCAGGACTTGATTAATGGCTAACGAATATATACATGATTTAGACGCAATAGGAGCGGTAGATGATGGTTCTTTGCTTGCAATAGAGGATACAGGCTCTCCGACTGATTTAAAGAAAGTTACTGCTGCTACTTTCCAAGCATATTTAACAATTAATGTAGCGAGTCAGGTAACAGGTACTTTAGCAGTCACTAATGGCGGGACAGGCAATGCCACATTAACCGCTGATAGGGTGTTATTGTCTAATTTAACTGTTCCGACTGCTGCAATTGCTGTATCAACGATTACAAGAACAGAGCTTGAAACTTTAAATAATATATCAAGCAATATACAAGACCAAATAGATGGCATACTTGACGGATGTACATTCACAGGCGATGTGGGAATAGGGGTAGCTCCTTCTGTACCTTTACATGTTGGTTCTGACTCCGATTGTTCTGTTTATTTTGATGAGGCTGTGGACGCTACCGGAGGTGTTGATTTTAGATTACGTAAAGCCAGAAATACAATGGCTAGCCCTACTGCAGTTTTAGCAAATGATTTGCTGGGTGGGTTGTCATGGTATGGATACGATGGCAGTAGTTACGATTATGGTGCAGGAATAAGAACATTAGTATCAGCTATTGCTGCTGGTAATTTAAGTACTTCTCTTGAGTTTCGAACTGTTAGTGCTGGTTCCGCAGCAACGAATATGACACTTAATAAAGATGGTGATTTAACTATCTTGGGTGATTTATATATAAACGGTGGCGATATAAGTGCAGGTGTAGATATAACCACGCAAGGTGTTTTGAAACTTTATGGGGATAATGCAGGCGGCGGCGGTGCTTCTTATTGGTATAACAGTGATAACGATGATGGAACTGTTGAATATTGGAAGATGATACCTACAGGCATTGGGGCTGCAAATGCAATGAATTTTGGTCCTGATACAGACCTTAATGCATTTATTTTTGGCAATGATGGTGATTTCACAATAGCTGGTGATTTAACTGGAGTGGTAGGTACATTTTCGGGTGCGGTAAGTGGAGTAGCAGGAACGTTCACAGGTAATCTTATTAGTGGCGTAGATGATACTACTCAAGGTTTACATAGGCTTTATGGTGATAATGGTGCAAATGGCGGAGCTTCTTATTGGTATAATGGGGTAACAGATCATGGCGTTGTCCAATATTGGAAATTACAACCTACAGGTATAGGCGCTGCAAACGAATTATATCTTGGTCCTGATACAGATCCCAATGCTTTTGTTTTTTCTGATGATGGGGATTTCACAATAGCTGGTGATTTAACTGCTTCCGGTGGTAATGTATTTGCAGGTGCAGATGATGTTACACGAGGATCATTATTTGCTTATGGAAACAATTCTACTCTTAATGGCCGTCTTTTTTTATTTAACAGTGCCGACAATGATACCAATGAAGAATATTACATTTTTTCTGCTGCCGGCGATAACCTCAATATAGGCCCAGAAAATTATCAAAGTGCTCTTGTTCTTAGTAGGTTGGGTGATTTAACTATAGCGGGTGATTTTGCCTTATCAGGAACGGTCGATGGAGTTGATATAGCCGCTCGTGACCATGCTGAATCCCACACCCATGATTCGCATACTGGAACTTTATCTGTTAATGAGGGCGGAACAGGAGTGACAAGTTTTTCTGCTGATAGAGTTTTGTTATCTAATCTAACAACACCTTCTGGTGATTTGAGAGTATCGCCAATCACAGGTGTTGAGCTTAACTATTTAAATAATGTAAACTCTAATATAAGAACGCATATGGATAACTCGTCTGCCCATCATACTAAATATTCACCATCAGGTTCTACTACAAGTTTTGTCATAGGTATTACACAATATAATTTTACGAATGGTCTTATGACAAGTTTCCATACTGCTTAACTAAAGGAGAGAAGAAATGCAGAAAGATGTAGAGTTATTAATTATTAGAAAAAGAGCTTTAATGAACGAGAGTTTTTCTAAATCGAATGTATATCAGGCAGAAGGTCAAGAACTTGTTGAAGAAATTAATAGTTTGGTTGAACTTATTGATAAAAAAAATAAACTTGAAATACAGAATCAAGCATTAATGAAAGAACTTGAATCTCTTAAGGCGAAGATAGATAAAAAGAGAAAATAATGGCAATATTTGGTAATTTAAAAACTAGTCCGACAGATTTACTATTAACAGCACCAGGGACTAATTTGATTACCAATACATTACAAGATGATGTAGCTTTTTATTTTGAGCGTATAACTATAACATATGGCAAAGATGGCGATATAGAACATGACAAATTATCTGGACGTAAACAGAATAACTTTTACGGATAACACGGATATGCCGATTATCGATATTAGAGATTTTTCGGGTGTATATAGTAATGCTGATGTAGAGGACATACCCGAAAATATGCTTACTGAATTGAAGAATTTACGCCCTTATCATGGTAGATTAATAAAAACACATGGTTTCGGTGTTAAAATATCAGATGCGACATTAAGAATATTGGATAATTTAATAACTTATATAAATAGTAATATTGCCAGTGATGGTAATACTGATTAAATTTATCTTGGATATTATGTAACGACCAATACAGCAACTATGACCGAAACAACCATAGCTTTCGTTGATTCTGACCCTGACACTATAACCGATAGCGGAAACGCTTTTGTTTCTAATGGGTTTTTGGCCGGCGAAATTATTAATGTATCTGGAAGTACAAATAATGATGGTGATTACAGAGTGCAAACGGTTGCTGTTGGTACTTTAACACTTGCTGGTGATGATGCTTTAACTACCGAAGGTGCAAGTGCAAGTGTAACTATTTCGGTTGTGACATATAGCGTTACATTATTTGGATATAAAACAACCGGTTCTGCGTGGGATTTTCTTGGTGATTTAACCGATTTTGTCATTGATGGCACTTATTATCATAAAAACGCCAAGAATCCGACATTTACATATAATGAATCATTGAGGTTGCTTCCTAGTAATGTAAGTAAAGCTGATGGCACAAATGAATCGAAAGGTATATGGGTGGGATATATTAATAGGTCTTTGTTTGACGGTCTCTATACTCCTACTGCAAAATTCTATGATTATGATGTAACTCCAACAAAGCCAGTCTTTGAACCATTTACTACGCTTGAATATGCTTATACAGGGAGCGGTAGTGCTGATGCCGATAATTATTGGTATAAATATTCTTATGTTTATGATGGGAACCAAGAGAGTTTATTATCGGATACTGTTTACCATTGGGATGTAAGTGGTGTTGATAAATTTCTACAAATAGCATTATTGTTACGATCACCAACAATAACACCCAATAGCAGAATTACTGGATTAAAAGTTTATAGAGCAACAGCAATAGGTAGCACATATGAATTATTAACTTTTGTGGATTTATTAAGACCTGCATCTGCTGTTCCCACTGAAACAACTGGTGTTTACAATGCTGACGATAGAGTATGTATACCCGCATTAACGACTTATAATTTTAACGCTGGTTTTACTTATAAAATAAGTTTTAATACTGGAGCCAATAAATATGAGATTACCAATCCAGGAGCAGGTACGGGTTCTACAGTTTTCGTATTTACTGCACATACAACAGCAAGTGATGATTGGGATGTTGATTGGGAATTATATCACAGCGATGATGCGTATGCGGCTTCAGTAGCATCAAGCACGGATGGAGGCTCATACTGGGGAACAAATACAATAGTTTCCGATACAGTTCATACTGAGGATTCATTAGTAGGTGGCGTTATTTTCACTTTCGCAGGTCAAAGGGTTATAAAAAATAATATTAATAAAGCTATTCGTGTTTATGACGCAGTTGCAGGAGTTAATAATTCGTATTACTCTATAGCAATACCATCGGAAGGATTATATTTATCAAGAGGTGCAACAACTACGTATACTTATATTTATGATACTCTGCAAGTAACGCCTTCTGGTGAACATCCTCTGATTGGTGAAGTTTCTATAAAGGTTAATGGAAGATTTGCTGAAATGATAGGCGGTAGATTGTGGCAAGCAAACATCGTTCTAGACCCTGGCAATAAAGGCGAAATACATGAAGATTGGGCTACTTATTCAGAACTTTACCAGCCTGACGTCAATCCTGTTGAAAATGCCAAATTTGTACCAGACCGAGAAGGTGGAGAAATAACAGGAATCGCACAAGTGTTTGGGAATCCGGTATTCTTAAAGAAACAGGCAATTATAAGACTTGATGTTACAATAGCACCCGGAACGCCATCTACTTGGAAAACAATAGAATCGCCTCATAATATAGGTAACATAGCTCCTAATGGAAGTATAACTGTATTAGGTGATTTATATATTGTTTATTATGATGGAATTTATAGAATTAAACCAAGTAATTATGCAGAATCAGATAATACGCCTACTGAAAATTTGAGAATATCTGAGCCTATTACTGATACTTTTGACAATATGACAAATGCCGAAAAAGTATTAGTTAAATGCGAGTATGACCAAAACCTTAGTGAAATACTTTATATATTTCCGCTATCGGCAGGTGACGAAATGTGGGCATATAATATTAATTCAGAGCAATGGAGAGAGATAGAAACAGGACAAACATTTAACGAAAATTCGATGTTCGCACTTGACGAAGTTGCTGATGTTATGGCATACGATTCTGCTGACCAGAAAGTTTATTCTCTTGCTGTTGAGGAAGACGTTGATATAGAATTTCATACGAAAACATTCCCAATATCTTTTAAACGGTCTCAATTAGTTAAATATCTTACAGTACGTTACAAATCAGATGAAACGATAACATTAGATGTTTATTCTGATATAGTATTTAGTGAAGGTGATTTGGTAGATGCAAAAACGTATAGAATACATGCTAGTACGGGTGGTCTTGATATGACGAATATCGGAGCCGCAAATAATAATGTAGGTACTGATTTTACTTGTGCTGGCGGTGTAACCCCAACATCTTGGGGGACTGGCTCAATAGTTCAAACCAGTCCAATAGCAACAAAAACTTTACCTGTGCATCATGAAGCGCTGGGTTCGCGAGTTCTATCTGAAATTCTCAACGAGTTGAAAAATGAACAAAATCTGAACATATTGATTTTAAGCGTTGTTGGGCGTTAACCAATTTCCAACCAATGTGGGCTAAAGAAAATATGAAGAAAAGCAACAAATTAATAAATGACTTTCAGTTAAGTGTGTCAATATAAAATAGAAGGAGATAAATTATGGCTGCAGGTGACATAAGTGACGGAATGGTTGCGAGATTAGGAATAAGACTTGAAGATGAAGAGGAAAACACATATGTAGAAGCAATGAAATTAACAGCTTTGAATTCAGCACAACTATATGTTGCGAGAATAATAAATAAAGCATATATATCAGAACTTGAAGTATTGGATACTGCAAGAGCACAAACAGCTAATGCTCTTGCGTATTCAGCACTTGACGGGGGGTCAAGTACATTGCTTGGCAATAGTGATGATTATATTATTTCTGTGCAGGATAATTCATCTAGCAAATATTTATCAAAAACAACAATTGAAGAATTAAAAGCGTTAGAAAATTCAGACATTGCTGGTGGTGCTACAAATATGTTGTGGTATGCTTTTGACGAAAAGGTAAACACAATAACTGGTGGTGGAGCAACTGATAGTATTATTGTTGTTTTTTTCGAAACACCGGCTACAATGACAACAAGCGTTGATCCCGTATTAGGTAAAGGATTGTATGACCTCATTGTAACACTGGCAGAAGCCGAATTATGGACACAGAGCGAAGAATTGCAACGTCATGTTGTAGCGTGGGAAAGCGCGATGCGCCAGATTAAAATATTGAATAATAAATATACGCCTCCAGTTGAAGTCGGACCAGGCAGATAAAGGAGATAAATTATGGCTGCAGGAGATATTACAGATGCATTGGTAGATAAGTTGCAGATTCGTATGGAAAATCCTGAGGGTGATAAGTTCACCGATACTATGTGCATTAAAGCTTTAGATTATTCTCACGTTACCGTGGCTCAATTATTGCGACCGGAATATTTGGCTGAATTTCAGATAGCCGATACAGCGAAAACAATGTCATCGTTCAAATTAACAATAGCTACACTTACGAATACGCCCTTTAATTATAATGAGGGTATTATAATGGTAAAAGACGATAATTCTGGAGAGTATTTGCAGCGTGTACATCCCGGAAGATTGCGTAGATATGAAAATACTTTGCTTGCTGCCGGAGCAACGAATAAAGTTTATTGGATGCTTGCTGGATCGATAAGAGTTTCTGTTGGCGGTAGCGCAACTGACAATATATCAGTTTATTATATTAGAATACCATCTGAGTTAAGTACTGATGTTGATCCATTGTTAAATTCTTTCTTCCACAATATAATGTTAAATTTTGCGGAAGCGCAACTTTGGGCTACAAACAAGAGTTTAGAAAGAAGGAAAGTAAAACTTGAAGAAGCATACGCTCAGATAGAGATATTGAACAGTAAGTATACTGTGCCTCTGGGAATTGGCGTAACTGACAGAAATAGGTAGGAGGATATTATGGGAGTAATTGGCGATTTACTTGGTTTGTATGGCAAAAAGAAAGCTAAACCAAAACTTTTTGAGCATACTTATTCCGGAAGGTTTCTCAAAGATATATCAGAAAAAGGCATCTATAGCCCTGAAGTAAAAAGAAAGCTCTTGTCAGGCATGGGTTCGGAGCTTGGTGGCGTTGCATCACGGCGTAAAGCATCAACAAGAGGATACCTGGCAAGCAGGGGTATGACAAGCGGTATGGGAGGAACATCGATAGCTGCAGCTCGCTTGTTAGATAAACCTAGCAGAGAAGTTGGTGAAACACTAGGCAGACAGTCTTTAAGACTAGATACCGAAAACGAAATGTTGAAACTGCGTGCGGGAGAGAGCCTTGCGAGTGGTAAGACTAAAAGCAGAGAGAATAAACGTGCATGGCGTGCTGACTTCTGGGGAGGTGTGGGGAAAACAGCAGATGATGTTGTTGCTACGGGGACACAGGCCTATATGGGTGGCATGGCTGGCGGTCCATCTGCAATATTCCCATCGGCAGTTATGGGTGCAGAAAAATATGGAGAAATTGACCTTGATAGACAATACCAAGATGCACTTAATAATAATGACAAGGTAACTCAAGAGCAAATATTAATGCTAATGCTGATTCAAGCACAACGAGGGGGTTTACGATAATGCCGAGGAGTGTAAGCGGTATAAAAGCAGCCCTTTCTATATTGCGCGGAGAAGATGATACTCCTAAAACTGAAAGGGAAAGGGTAACAACGCGGTTAAAAACACCAGAAGAAAGTTATGCTGATGACCCAATGCAAGGTTACGCTGATTCATTATATATGAAATTAAGGGGACCCAAATACGTTGCACCGCCAAAAGGCGTTTCTATTTCTGATTCACTTGAAGTTTATGGGACAAAGGCTAGGGATCTATTGAAAACGCCAGAAGAAAGGGCTACTGCGCAAACAAGATATAAAATGTTTAAGGATGTAAGAGACGATATTGACCCATCGGCAGCATCCGCAGATACTATAGGTAGATTAAGGGAAAAGACTTTAAGTGATGACCCAAAAGTTGCGGAAGAGGGAGTCACAGGATTACAAAAATTAAAAGCAGCGGAAAGAGCACCGAGAGTGCCTAAAGTACCTGTTGATTTAATAACTGCACAGGGAAGATTAAGTTCCGCACTTTCCCGTAAGAATAAAATCAATACTACGAATGTTCTTACAGAAGAATTAATGGCTGAATTGAAAGAAAATCCTGCCATGGGGTTATTGCTTGGGAATCTTGGTGTTGGTGACGAAATGGATGAAGCAACCCAACAATTACTTATAGATTCAATAGATGAAGAAGTTAATTATTGGACAGATTACATAGAAGACAAGAAATTAAGTGACAAGTATTATATAGATAAAAACACAGGTAAAACGGTTATAAAGGGATTCTTGGAATGAACGGTAAAGCCTTTCCCGAAGCTAAAACTAAGCCGACAAATAAATTAAAACTATTGCATGACGTTGCATCGAAAGACTATGAGCTTGGCGACTTTGAAGAGTTTGCCAAGTTAATGCAAGACCCTTTTAAAAGGGGTGCTTTTTATTCTGTTGTTAAAAATAAATATGAGCTTGGCGACTTTGGCGACTTTGGAAATATAGTTATAGAATCTGCTATTCCGGAAAAAACTCCTATTGAAGAATTAAAAGGACCGCTTAAACTAGACCTTGACGCAATATTTGGGAGAAAACCAAAAACAGGATTACAAGAATTTGGAATATCAAAGGAAGAACCTGTTGAACCAGAAGAAGAAACACAAATATCGCCCAGTATAGCGGAAGGTGAGGAATTGTCTATTAAAGAAGTACCAACGATTAAAGCCGAAAGAAGACCTGAATTATACCAAGCTATTAAAGATATAATTTGGAAGCCATTTATTAAAACCCCAGAAGAAAGAAGGGCAAAAGCACAAAACATATATAATGTTGCGAAAGAAACTGGACTTGATATTAAAACAGTAGCGGATAGTTACAAAAATTTAACAAAAGAACTTGGTTTAAAGCAAAGACCTGATACAATGGAACTTCTTGGTGGTTTGATGATAATGCCAATAACAGCACATCTTGCAACCAATCCATTAATCACATTATTAGGTATTGCTGGTTTTGAAGTATTATCTGAAATTGAAAATGCAATAGTTAGTTTATCGCCTGAAATAAAACATAAATTCCATGCAGGCAAAGGGATTGCCGATTTGTTACCTGAAGAAGTTAATGAACAAACAAAATCAGTTGTTCAGGTACTTGATTTTATGGGCAAAGGTTTAATACTCGGTGGTATATATAAAAAATCTCCACAAATATCTGCAAAATTAACGAAAAATATTATAGAAAATTATAGATTCCCAAAAACAGTGCGCATATCACCAGCAAAAATAAAAAATATGCATGGTGTTCCCGGTGAAAAAATTGCTGAATACGAGGCAGATCTTGTTAAATCTTTAGGTCTTGATAGCAAACAATATAAAACAGCATCTCAAAAAGGTATTGAAATAGATGTACCAACTGAAAAGATAATTAAAATTGTTGATAAACCATATTGGGCAAGTATAAAGAAAATCTTTGGAATAGAACCATATGAAAAAATAACTTATGAAAAAGGTGTATTGGGATATAAGGAATTACCAAAAGGATTAATTAGCGAAGAAGCAGTACCAACAGCCAAAGGCCCGATGGCTCCTAAAACACCATCTCGGACACCGGAAGAATCTATGACGAGGGCAAAAGTTGTTATTGAAAAAGCGAAAGCTGTTAAAGCTGAACCTGTTGTAGAGCCGAAAAAGCCAAAAGTTGAAGTTAAACCAGAGCCTAAACCAAAGCCTAAACCGAAAGTTGAATTACCAGAGAAACAACCTTCGATAGTTGGAAAAGTTGGCAAAGGGAAAACCGAAGCTGGTACTGAAATAGAATTTGAGTATGGTGTTTATGAAGCGAATGAGTTAATAGCATCACACGATATAAGTCTTAGGCCAAACGTGCAATACCCAGAAGAAAAGCAACCGCGCGATAGAGGTAAAGTTGCTTCTGAACTTCAGATAAATAAAATTGCAACTAAACTTGTACCTGAAAGACTGGGCGAAAATGCATTGATTTCGGAAGGCGCTCCTGTTGTCGACAAAACCGGAGTGGTCGAATCTGGTAATGCCAGAACTATAGCTCTGCAGAGATTATATGAGGGTAAAGAAGAAAATGCAGAGAAATATAGAAAATATCTACTTGATAATGCAGAGAAATTTGGACTTGATCCCGAACAGATAAAAACAATGGAACAACCTATTCTTACAAGGAGACGCACATCAGAGGTTGATGTTGACAAGCTTGTAAGAGAAGTTAATATTCCATCTGTTGCGCCTATGCCAGCCACAGAACAAGCATTGTCTGATGCTAAGATGCTTTCTGATGATGCATTGACTATATTTGCGCCGAGTGAAACAGGGGAAATAAATACCCCTGCAAACAGGGACTTCATGCGTAAATTCTTCACTGATGTTATTGGCGATACCGAAGTAGGAAGATATGTAACAGGTGAAGGGAATATATCGCAGGAAGGCGTAAACCGTATAAGGAACGCTATTTATGCAAAAGCATACGGTAATGCCGAAGCTATAGAAAGATTATCCGAAAGCACTGAAAGTAATATAAAAAATATCACTAATGCTATGGTTTCTGTTGCTCCTCGATTCTCTGTACTTAAAACGCAAATATCAAAAGGCGAAAGAGCTGATTATGATATAACCGCCGATATAGCAAAAGCATCGGAAAAACTATCATTCCTTCGAGATCAAGGCACAACAGTTCAGGAATATATAGACCAAACTTCATTCCTTGATGAAGAATTGACACCTCTGGCTAAGGATATATTAAGAATATTTGAGGTAAATAAACGTTCTACTAAGAAATTAATGGATGTGTTTAATAACTATATAGATGTTGTTGATGAACTAGGCGATCCAAAACAAGCAAGTATGTTTGGAACCGAAAAGCCCACACATGCAGATATATTACAAGAAGCATTAGCAAGAACGGAGGGAGCAGATGTATCCTTACCTGACTTATTCCAAGCCGAATCTGAACGTGGTGAAGCAATTGGAGCAATTAAGGAAACCCAAAAAGCAGAGCAAATTATCACGCCTGAAGAGCCTGTTGAAAAGAAAGTAAAAATAAAGCACTATACGCTTCCGGAAAATGTCGAATCTATAATATCTGAAGGATTTGATGTTAGTAAAGAACCGATATTCGGTGTTGGCGCCAAACAACCTGGCAAAAAAACAGCTAAAGTTGGCGATGTAATAGAAGGTGGTGTCTTGTACTTCACTACTGATGCAGACAGATGGAGTACTGCCAATATATATGTAGGTGAAGGCAAAGGTGATACATCCGCAGATGTATATGATTACGCAAAACAAAAATGGATAAAAGAAGTCAATGCTTATAAAAAAACTGATTTGGTTCCAATAGAAGCTATGGTAAAAAAAGATGCTAACATATTGGTTATCAATAGTTTCAAAAAGGCTTCTGATTATCTGAGTGACAGAATAGACAAAAATAATTTTATGTCTGACCTATTAAATAAAGCTAAACAAGATGGTTATGATATAGTAAATGTAGATTATGGGGAAATTGCTGATTGGGAACGAACAAAAGATGGGAAAGAATATCTTAATAAATATGGAGAGAAAAATTGGTATCAAATACTTACTGGCAATAGTGGCAAAGATGATTACTTTGTTTTAAATAAAGACAGTATAGAAATAGCAAAACCGGAACCAAAGGTTGAAACCAAACCCGGTGAAATAACAGAACCGCATCCTACTGAAGCTCAAATTGAAGCAGGTAATTATAAGAAACGTAAAATCGCATGGAACGGTCTTACTATATCAATAGAAAACGAAGCCAATACTTTCCGAGAAGGAACTGACAAGAGCGGAAAACCTTGGAAACAAAAGATACACTATGACTATGGTTATATCAATCGCACGGAAGCAAAGGACGGTGACCAGATAGATATATTCATGGGTCCAAACCTTGAAGCGCCGACAGTATTTGTAGTTAATCAAATAGACCAGAAAACTGGTAAATTCGATGAACACAAGGTCATGGCTGGATTCGATACAAAAGACGAGGCCATAGCAGGATATTTGAAGAATTATGAAAAAGGTTGGAAAGTTGGTGATGTTGCTGAAATGTCCATTGATGAATTCAAGGATTGGGCTAAAGTAGGCAAGCAGGTAAAACCAGCGGAGGAACCGGAAGTTCCCGAAACCATAGATATTGAAGTTGTTGATGGCGATATAACCGAAACCAAAGAAGGATTTTTGAGTAAAGAAGGTAACGAGTTAGGTAGAGTTGATTTATTTATAACAAGTAAAGGAAATATAGTTAATCAGAAAATGCAGAAGCAAGAGACGGAAGCAATAAAAGAACCCTGGCAAATGACAAGGGAAGAATTTCGTAATACCATGAGTACAGAAGAACAGCGTGGTTCAAGTAAAGCATCAGACGCAATGGTAACTAAAACCACAGGAGCTTCAGACGCACAAGGTGTATTAAACTATTATGCAGAAAAATATCCTTTATTGAAAGACTACAATCTTATTGTAGACCCTAAGGCTA